GATGTTGCGTGGGCTAAAGCATGGCTTGACGAGTTTTATTCCATTACAGGAGTAAAGCCTGTTATCTATATGTCAGAGTCCGTCACAAAGACCTACGATTGGAGCAAGGTAGCACCGACTTATCCGTTATGGATTGCACGATATAGGGACTACAATATCGACTACAACTACGATATGACTAATGCCGGAAAATCCCCCGTCCCGAAGTATTGGGATACATACGTTATGTGGCAATGGACTTCTGTAGGCAGACTTGACGGATATGGCGGAAACCTTGACTGTGATTTATTCTACGGAGAACGAACCGAATGGCTTAAATTATGCGAAAAGGACAGTAAACCTATGAGCAATTACATTGAAGTCTCAAATGGGGTAGAGCATTACTCCAAAGCCAAACAGGGCGACCTAATCTTTACCATTGACGGAAAGCCCTCAAATTTCAAAGTAAGAGAATTTGCTTGCAACGATGGCTCTGACGAAATTCTCATTGACGGAAACCTTGTCAGATACTTACAGAGAGAGCGTGACCTTTACGGTGTAACAAACATTTCAAGTGCATACCGCACAGAATATTGGAATGAACACGAACACGGCGCAAAAAACTCACAGCACTTATACGGAAAAGCCGCAGATATTATGTGCAAGAATGGTTCTCCGTTAGAGGTAGCCATGACCGCAGAAGCTATGGGTATGGGCGGTATCGGTCTTTACAAAGGATTCACTCACATAGATACAAGAGATGATCCTAAAGCACGTTGGAATCAGCGGAGCGGTAGTCCCGTCGGTGTATCAACCTTCTTTCAGACAATTAAATATGGTTCGAGTGGCGAGTATGTTAAAATAGCCCAGCGCAAGCTCGGTGTGAGCGTTGACGGTATATTCGGGAATAACACGAAAAATGCCGTGATTGCTTTCCAGGATAACAAAAACCTTGTTGCGGACGGTATCGTTGGCACACTTACTTGGACAGAACTAATGAAATGAGGTAAATGAGAAGAATGGCAGAGGAATTAAGAGAAGTGGTAGGTTGGCTTGCATTGTTCGGGGTTCCCGGAGTCTTCACGATGGTGGTGTTCCTGTTTAAAACCGTCATGAAGGCTATCAACAACATTGAAATACTACAAAAGGCACAAAAAGCGCAGATGCGAAGTCAACTGTTAAAACAGTATGATGATTATATGGCACAAGGCTATATAGAGCCGATATATCTTGACGACTGGATGAATCAGTATACAGCATACCATCATCTCGTAGGCCCTAATGCAGTATTGGATGCAAGGAAAGACGATTTAATCCATCTGCCAAACCATAAATCGGCATAATATTTGTTTTAAATCGGATATTATTTGTTTTAAATCAGCTTATATCAAATAAGGAGGCTTATATGCAGATTTTTTCAGACAAGGTTTATAACATTCTTAAGTATGTAGCGATGATCGCTCTTCCGGCGCTCGCAGTGTTCATAAGAGCATTCTTCCCTATATGGAACATCCCTTATGGTACGCAGATAAGCGACAGCATAGTGGTTATCAATGCTTTACTGGGATCGCTTCTCGGTATCAGCACCATAGGATACAAGAACAAGGTTTCATAGGTGGAAAGCTAATTTCATAGGTGGAAATACCAAATCGCTCGGTGTAATGTTAGAATCTTCTCAGAGGGAGACATTATGCTGAGCGATTTATCTAATACGCAAATTGAAGAGCTGATAGATGAGTGGATACACAACAGTCGGAATCGGGATCTTGCAAAGGCAAGATTCATGGATGGTCTCAAGTATGAGAGGCTTAGTGAAATCTACGACCTATCGGTGAATCAGACAAAGAATATCGTTCAGAGTGTAAAAGAAGTATTATTAAGCCATCTTCCTCAGGAATAGGAGGTGCCGTATGAAGAATAGAGACTATACGCCTTTGATAATAACCATAAACGTATTCTTAGTATCTGCGATATTAGCGTGTTGCGCACTTATAGCAATGTAGAGCAAGTCTTCGGGCCTGCTCTTTTTTTATGCCAAAATTGTACTTTAATATGCTCGTCCTACTTCCTATTATTCCTTATTATATAGGCAGTAAAGGAGAAATGCTTATGTATCAGAATCCATTTTTTCAGGCTAATCCACCATTACAGCCACAGCAAGTCTTGCAAGTTAACGGCAAGACGAGCGTTGAACAGTTGAAGCTTGCACCTAACAGCTCATTATTAGCGATGGATACCACAGCGCCTATAGTATGGCTATGTAAGACCGACAGTATAGGGGCAATTCAGGCGATAGCTTATGACATAACGCCACATGTGGAGAAGCCACCAGTAGATGTAAATGCACTTGAGGAGAGGCTTATAGCCATAGAATCATTATTAATGGAGAAGAAGAATGGTAAATCCAATGCTACAATTTCTAAACCCAAAGGGGAACAACCTGGCGGAAACGATTAACAAGTTTACTTCCACAGTAAAGATGTCAAAGAATCCTGCGCTGGCATTGCAGACTCTGATGCAGAACAATCCTAATATTCAGAGCGCAGTGGATAGCGCACAGAAGTATATAGACCAGTGTGGCGGTGATCCTGAGGCGGCTTTCCGGAAGTTTGCCGACCAAAATGGCGTAAGCGCTGAAAACATCATACAAATGTTTAAGTAACCAATGCGCAATGGTATAAAAATCTAATAAGAAAGGAGTAATCGCTATGAATGAAACTGGACTCATGGGCGGTGGTGGACTTTGGATTTTTGGCCTTATTCTGCTTTTCATGATCTTTGGCGGTGGCGGTATCGGTGGATATGGCGGAAATAATAACGCTATACAGAACGACATCAACAGAGGCTTTGATAATCAGAATCTCCAGGCACAGACAAGGGACATTCTCACGGCAGTAACCAATGGAACAGCACAGAGCGTAGCAGCTACAAATCAGACATTCCATGATAGCCTTATGGCAAATCAGGGACTTTACAATGAGCTGGCAAGAGATATCTCTAATGTTCAGCTTGCGCAGTCTCAGGCTCTTGCAAATCAGAATGAATGTTGCTGCTCAACAAAGATGCTTATCCAGCAGACAGCGGCAGACAATGCTCTTCAGATGTCACAGATGGAAGCAAGAATCAATGCAAAGATGGATGCGAACAAGATCGAGGCTCTTCAGGCACAGATCAATAAGCTTCAGCTTCAGCAGGCTACAAGCGGAATGCTTAGATTCCCTACTTCTTGGAGCTATGATGCCGGACAGTTCCCTCCCGTATTTGCGGCAGGAGTTTAAAAAGATGGGGATAGGGGCGACTCTATCCCTTTTTTAAGGAGACAGTATGACAAGAATAAAAGAATTGGCAGACAGAATAGATGACGAGCTTAACGATGCAAAGGACTATGCCGAGGAATCACTAACATTCAAGGCAAAGGGCGATGCAGTGTGGGCGGAAAAGTATAAGGAGATGGCAGAGGATGAGCTGAAGCATGCTGGCTATATCCACGAGAGAACAGTAGCGGAGATAGAAGAATTAAGGAAAGTCTATACTCCGCCTGAGGAGATGCTCTTAAAGTGGAGCAGTGATCACAAGAAGTATGTCGAGAGATCGGCATGGATAAAGCAGATGCTGTCATTATAGGTGTGGACATGGATAGGGAAGAGAGATTACTCAGGATGGATGAGCTTCTTGATAAGGAAGATTTCAGTGATGCAGATTATAAGGAGCTGAGGAAGCTGATTAACGAGATGGAGAACGAGCGTAGACGACTACGGGAGAAGTATGCCAAGACCGTGTACAATATTAAATAAGTGTCCACGAAAATGTCCACGAATTTCAGAGAATGGCTTAAAACCTATGTCTTTGGCTTATATAGTGACGTTTTCGAATCCCGCCACTCCGATTACACGAAAACACCGCAATACCCAATAAATAAGGGCGATGCGGTGTTTTTTCTTTGCTCCAAAATATTATCGTAAAACAATAAATATTGTTCACAATAATATCAAAAGTGTCCACGAAATGTCCACGAAAAATAGACTATCTTTTCAGGATGACATTAGACAAAGCAGCAGAGGCTTCTTTCTTTTTCTGCTCCAGTTCCAGGGAATGTCTGTAGACATCTTTCCATATCCCCGTATCCCATCCGCCGAGATCTTCAATGATTGAGTCCCTTACGCCCTGCTTATGAAGATATGAGGCGAAGAAATGACGGAACTTATGAAGGGAGAAATGTTCTATTCCCAGCTTCTTCTCGACTAAGCATAGGTGATTATATATAGAGCCAGGGAATCCATCGTAGACTACTCCCTTTTCTTTGATAAGG